CTTCAAGTTGCCGAATATCGATGTCTTGAAGTTCTTTAAGCATCTTAAATTTATTAAGCAACGATTGTTCTTCTTGGTTGTGGGCTTGGCTAATTTTTTCAATAGCTGCCGCTTCTCTTTCAACAGCCATCTCTTTATTTTCATCAATACGAGACATTCTTTCTTGAGCAAGTCCCATATCAGCTTCTGCTCTAGCTTGAGCCATTTGCATAGTAGCCATTTGTTGTTGTTGAGCCGCTTGTTGTTGAGCTTGAGCTGCTTGTTGAGCTTGTTGCTCTTTCATTTTAATATACTCAGTCAATTGAGTTTTATTCTGCAACGTAGAAGCTTCTATAATCAACTCTTGAGGTATATCAATACCCATAGTACGTAAATTAACCAACTGAGCGAATTGAATTTCTTTTTGGGTAGTCGTATCAAAGCCTTCTTCAATTGCTGCGTCGTATGTACCAAAATTTTTGTTATAGAACTGATCTGTAGGTTCTTCTTCTACAATTCTTTTAACCTTACCAGGAGTAAAGTTTGCTTGGATGAGTTTTATCATCAAGTCGCCAAGAAGCTTTTGAGAACTATCAAGTTGATCAAATAGTCTTTGCAATGTTGTAAGGCCAGCACCTTGACGTAACATAGACAATATACCAGCTTTATCATCTGAAGCTGATCCAAGAAGTTCTTCATTAATACCTGAAATATCCATTATCTCTCTACCAAGTTGTTCAGATAATTGGAACATAGAAGGAGATATTTGAGCTGGTTGTATTTGTTGAACATCAGTCATTTGAGCTTCTTCTTTAAGCCATAAAACTTGACCTTGACCTGTTTTGTATGGAGTCTTTGGGTCAACAAATGCATTTTCTTTTGCTATCCAACCTGAATTTACTTGGCTTTCAAGAATATCTAACTCAATAACTTTACGTCTATTATATAGAAATTGAGCATCTCTTAGGCTACGAACAATGCCTTGAACTCTCCACTGGAAATAAGGCAACTCTGGAGTATAATAAGCAAATATAGGGACAAAAGGGTAGTTATCAATACCCATAGGATTCGGTCCATCATACATAACCTTTCCTTGCAGCACAATAGCTAGCCTTACCGTCGGTATATCATTATCGATGGAGGTAACTTGAGGGAACAGACGAAGATATTCTTTCAAGTCTTCATCACTTCCCTTCCATTCCATTGATTCACCGCTATCAGTATCAATGATCATCTTTTGTTTTCTATAATCTCTGTAGTAGAACTCATCATATGATAGTAAGTTAGTTTGATTATAGTTGTAGCTTTCTGGCATATATTGAAACTTGCCATCTCTTGAACCGCTATTATACACATAATCAATTTCTTCTCGTTTCTCTGGAAGAAGGCTATACGCTTGCGCTTTGTTTATAAAACTTCTTTTCCAAATACCATTACAATCAGATAGATCTGTTTTCTTAAAGTAAGGATCTATCACAAACGTGTTATATGAACAGTTAGATACTTTAATCTGCCCTGAAACAGGATCTTCACGGTAATCCATCCATACTTGAAGCAAGTTCATGCCAGTAATTAATGATCCCGTGAAGCCGTCTGATATCGTTTGAGATATACTCTCTTTTCTGTTAGCCCACATAAGAATCTTAGTGAACTGATCAGCTGTTTTTTGATCAGAATTCTCTATTGGTATTACAATAGTAGATTTCCTGTTTTTACGTTGGTACCCCCCAGGCATCTCAACGATCTTCTTTATCTTATTAAAAGTAAATTGCTTTCTCTGCAAAGAAGAAAGATTACCATACATCTCATTAAGAACTGTTTGGTCTCCTGCATAGAATCGTGTATCTATATCGGCTTCAGACCAGAATTGCTGATTCATTGTTACTGAATCTTGATAAAATCTTTCCATACGATTGAGAATATCCATGTTATTCTCATTATAGAAACTATTATTAGTATTAGGGAATAAAGGCATGTATATTCCTCAATTTAACATCTATTATATTAATTTATACAATATCTCTTTCTCTAATCGTATAGTGATCCGAATCTATTTGCACGCAATCCCTACGACATACCATGACTATATCACCACTTTTGAATCTATTGGAAATTAAATTTCCTTCAAGCGTATAAATACCTTTACCTGCTTTAATAACTTTTGCAGTTTCTTTTTTTATATCACTCCATGATTTTTCAACAAATGTTAAAAGTAATCCGTCATGAACTGGTTCGTATGTTATCATCTAAATAATCCTGGACCATGCAAAGATGGTATTTGATATGCCTCAGCACGCAACTTCTCTATATCCTCTGGTCTCATACCTTCAGAAAACTTAGAAAGTGAAACACAGAGCATCCTCATTGCATCTGCAAAGTGACTCGCGCTATTATGTAAAGGCATAGATTTGTAAACATTGTTCTTAGAATCATATTCTTGTCTATAGTTCTCTAATGCTTTTATTAATTGAGAGCATTTCCTTTCATCAAGGTACATACGGCTCAGAGCAGATCTAACAGCCTCAATTCCGTCCATGATCGATGTTTTAGGAGCTATGGTGAACTTTATACCAAGATCCTTTGCCTTCTCAAGGCGGGTGATTCCTGATCCAAATTCAGTGACTGCCATATCATGTGGAGCTATATGCTTACCATAAACGTATGGCTTTGAATTAACTACTTTAATGTAGTGCTCTAAACCTTCTTTGTTCTTTTCATAGCAGTCTATAACTCGTATCGATCTTCCAATCATCTGAAAGAATATGATTGCCGTTGAATCTCTTACTCCAATATCCCATGCTGTATGAACTTTAAAAGCAGATTCCCATGGAATATCTGATATCTGGTTACTCAACTTCATCTTATCTAGATATTTAGAATAATAAGCACCTTCAACACCTTTAGACCATGAGCAATAGTATTCTTGCTGAGCTAAATCAAATGAGATAAGCCCTTCATCAATCTCTTTCTGTACATCAGCTTCAGATACAACCTTAGTCTCTTTGATGGTCAAATATGACACGTACCATTCATCTGGGTTATCAGTCGCTATCTTATAGAGATCATAGAGAGAGTTTCTTCCACGAGGTGTACTGATAAAGAAAGACCACCCACCGTTTATAAGTAAAATAGGCCGTAAGAATTGATAGGCTTTTGGATCTTGTAAAGCATACTCACTAAATACACATCCAACAGGGTTTGTACCTACAAGAGACTCACTTGCTGAATCACTCCCTACAAGTTGTATCAATGATCCATTAATGAGCTTAATCTTCATCTCTTGACTGTTTTTGGAGGCTATTAAAGCTGAAGGTATGTAATCAAGAAAATGTTCACCAGTGTTTGTTATTGAATCCCATATAACTTTCTTAGCCTGTGAGTATGTAGGAAAGATATAATAGTATACTCCAACCTTACGTAACGATGCTCTAAGCATTAAATTAAACGCACAGATATCTTTTCCTGCACGGCGATTCCATATAGCCAAGAACTTTTTGTACTTACCTTGCTCAAATTTAGTGCATAAATCGATCTGGTAGTCTCTTGGCTCAAACTTATCAACAATTATTACTTCTTCTTTACTCATGCTTATCTTTTAATGCAGCTAAATCTCTGAGAATAACTGTTACTCGATCATTATCTTTTTCACTATCTAGTTTATTCTTAACTTCTTCATCATAAGAATCTTTGTGTTCTTTAGTGTAATGGCGCAATGTACTTAAAAGAAACTTGTCATTGCATTCAGCCCCTTTAAAAGTAGCTAACTTTAATCTTCTTGAACCTATACGTCTCATAACAGCAGAATGAACATTCTTTATTTCTTTATTTGATTCTACCCATCTATAAAATGAACTTTCAGGTATTCCATATTCATCTAAAAAATCAAACAATATGATTGAAGTATATTTTCTAGACCATATATCAAGAAGTTCCGCAACATGTGCTATTGTTTTTTGACAATTAATTTTCTTTTCATATTCTTCGTATGATTTTAAAGTATTCTCAACTTTTCTATCTATATGAAGATATTCATTTACTTTGGGGTCTTTGGTTGCTTCTTTAAGTTCATTACCATGAATCCTAATATGGTGATCCATATCTGGATTCTTTTTATTTCTTGGCATCATTTATCCTTGTTAGATAACTGAGTTATTATAAACTCTGTTCTTGCTACTGTATCGTAAAGCTTTCTAGAGAATATAGAAGAAATAAAGCAATCATCTTTAATTATTCTTGCATCAACGCAAACATCCTCAATCATTTTGATCAAATTAGATAAATCTGGTCTAAAAACATGAAACCTTTGCTTCTCTAATCTTTCTTTGGTCTGTTTTGTGATTGGGTAAGGGAAATAAAAATCAATGTCAAAATGAAGAATTCCTTCAAAAGGAGGTAGATTTTCATGTTGTCCTAGGAGCTCAACTCCCATAAGAAGTTTTAACTTCTGCTGTGAATCGTATACTCGCTTTTCTGAGAATCTTGGTCTAGCTAGTGGTTTTGGTTCTTGATGAAGCACATATTTCTTCGATACTACTTGAACTCTATTACAGGGATTTAAATTATCCCCATGATACTTATTATTACAATCTTCTTTTGTTTTAAGGCACTTTTTTAGCCCTATTGCATCCATGACTTATCCTTCCTGGGAAGTCGTTACACTTCCTTTGTTAAATTTCATAGATCATCACTGATACTACCAAATTTAAACAAAAGATGTATATAAACAAAAAGAGACAGGGTCCGCTAGATCCCATCTCTCTTAGTTATGTCTGTTACTAACAACAAAAAAGGAGTTTAAAATTGTTAGTAATTTTATGGTAACACTTATTAGCTTATTATCAACGTTTAAAATTATTATGCTTATTGTTCTTTTCAATCGCTTTATTAGTCTTTTCAAACTCTTCTCGTGCCTTACGAACTAATTCCATAACTTCTTTTGTTTGCTTCATAATATCTTTAATATTTTTTTCTTTATTTACTTCGTACATTTAAGCCTCTGAGTTATCAATTGAATCTCTTACTTCCTTCTTAGCTTGCTCTTCTTTTTCTAATTCTTCTACTCTCAAAAGTAACCTTTCTAGTCTTTCTAATATTTCATCGTAGTCCATTTTATGCCTTATTTATCGATGTAAACGCGATGCGCCCTATTAGGACTCCCGATAGAGCGCGTTCACGTTGTATGTATATGAGGACCTTTTTTAGACTGTCATGGGCAATGAAGCGCTAACCAACATCACCCATGTCTTAACACCGGATCAACATCGTAGTCATGTACAATGCTTCACAGCTATACATAGATTATCATAAGTTAATTATTAGTCAAGGAATATAGTTTATGCAAATCACTACATAAGAGTTATGTAAATCACTACATCAAAAATAAAACACAGTCTTTTTACATTTAAGTAAATAAAACTGTGTCTGGAGGTTGGTGATATTTTATTGTTGCACTGATGGTAGATGATTGCAACTTAAAAAAATAAGCCTTTGATCTTTTTAGCTATATTCTGCAAGCATCCGTCTGTTTCTTTAGGCTCTTCTTTTATCTTTTCTTGGATAATCTCTTTCTTTGGAGAAGATAACTTATCCATCTCTTTTCTTATCTCACCTATCTTATTAAATCTTCTTACTTTGTACTCATCACGTATTTTATCTATGTTAGCCGATATATCACAACATTTGAACTTACAGTCCATTCCATAGTCATATACAGGGAGTAGTTCTTCTTTGTCTACCCTATTGCAAGCAATTTGGAATGCCTTAACAACAAGCAGCACAATGTTTGGTATCATCTGAAACGATACACACCCCATTGTTGATGTTGATCCCCTTATAGGAGCTTTAACATAGTCTTTGTTATTCTCATCGTAGAAACTATGAAAGAAATCATCTGAAATCCGCATCCATTCCCATAAAGCACTGACTATTTCTTTCTTTCTCTTATCAACCTTTATAGTGTCAAATATAGCAAGAGATATAATATCTTCTAAAACATAGTATATATCACTACTCTTACTTTTATTTTTACTTACGATGGTTGTCTTAAAACGAACACCACTGTTTCTTATAAAGCAATCGTAATCTGTAGCTGATTGCATATTGATTGTTTTATTAAAAAAAGAGTCATTATTTTTATACGAAGATACATTAATCAAATCTACTATCATCTCTCTTGTTATCGAAGTAAATTCCATGACTATCTCACTTCATTAAAAACATACCCAAAACAAATAAAACTAATATTACTACTGATAAGCATATCTTAAGTGTATATAACTCAATTATCATATTATCCTCTTCTTATAAGACTTTTTTATTTTTACACTTAAATTCGTTTGGATATATAACAATATTTGATTGTTGTTTTTTATGATGCAATGCCTTCCATACTATACAAGGTCCTATAATTAATACAGTTAGTTGTAGTAAAAGAATAGCAAAAGCTTTTATATCCCCTTTAGTTTCTTTTTTCATAATGCTCCCTTGTATACAACTTGTGCCATTTCAGTTGCTAAAGTTTTATCTTTATTAAGAACCTTCAAAGACTCAGTTATAAGTTCTTCATCTTGTGGGTATATCAATGCATCTATTTGAGCTTTTATCTCTTCGACGTCTAATACTGGATTCTCTTTATTTATCTCTTGTAAGCACATCAACTTTATTGCAATAGGTATTAATGCTTTCCGTAATGGCACAGCAAATTCTTCTTTACGAATTCTTTTAAGACTAAGCCCAATATCAACCTTCTTAGATCTTAAATTATCTACCGTTGAAATATCATCAAGCCATACTAGCAATGGATTCATCTCTTCCATTGTCTTACCAGCTATTTTAAACAACTCCCCAACGATGTAATCTGCTTCTTCTTGTGGTGTATTGCATCCATACGCAAATGAAGATGCTAATAAACAACTGAGTAAAACCCGTTTAATCATTTACTTCTCCCATAAAAACTATGGCTATAATCCCAAATAATACTGCTGCTATTGCACCACAAATAACCATTCCTACTAATTCCATATCTACCTCTCTAAATCAAACGTTTTTGGATATATCTCTTCTATGTAATCTTCTGTTGTATTTTCGATCTTGATTGCTCCTTTGCCTTCACTATTATCGTTAAAACTATGAGTGGAAACACCAGCGTCATTATTATTAACTTCATGACTATCTTCACTTGTAACCTTTTCAGCCGGTTTAACTTCTTCATTTTTAGACTCTCTTAATTTTCTTTCCATGTTATTTGCAATATTAGATAACATTGTATTAGGACTTTTATGATTCTTTAAAAGAACATTCACATACCATGGGTATTTGGTTAATAGAATCTCTTGATCATCTAAACTTAATTCATCCCAATAAGGGTTCAAATACATTAAATCATCTACTTTAGTATTTGTTTCTTTTGCAAACTCTACATCTTTTTGTATTGCATATATTACATTCTCTGCGTGATCTCTAGTTGTTATTGCATGCTCGTTTAATATAGCTCTAATTTTTAAGTCTTTTGTGAAGTGATAATCTTTTCGATATATAGCTGCAAGATATGGAAAACTTAAAAACATCTTTTTCTTTTGAGAAGAAAATAATTGACTCCAATAAGGATTAAACGATTTTGATTTATCAGTTCTATTATTTTCAAAATCAACTGCATTTTTAAAGTTAACCATTTTATCTACTGAAACTTCATGTACTGGCTTATTAACATGGCTAACTGTTTTACTTTCTAATCTATTTTGTTTTGATAAATAAACATCAGATTCTTTCTCACCTAATCCAAACAGTCTTTTTAAGTCAAAATATCTTTTCCAATTAGGTTTTAATTCATTTTTCTTATAAAGATCTAAACAAGTCTTCATTAAAAATTGAAACTTACTGTAATCATCTTTTACTTGATTACTTTTTATAGCTAACTCTAATTCATAAAGACCTTGTCCAAGAGACCCTGCAGAGAATATCATTAACTTACATCGGCCAGCTGGTGTCATATTAATACAAGTTATATCTAATATATCTGGTCGTATTTGTGCTTCGTATCCATCAAGTGAAATCATGAAATATCCTTTGTGTTAAGATTAATATAACAATACTTTATCATAGATTATCATACATGTCAACTATACTTTCCATGCAATTTCGTATGGTTTAGTAGTTTTATCCATGCAATTTGGAAGTTCGAATTCCAATTTACTACCATAATTTTAAAAAATACGTCTAAGTTACTTTGTGATTTAAAACACGAATAAATTTGACCAAGAAAAGAAGAAAATAATGGTTAAGCAGTATCAGGTCATTTCTTTCAAAATCTTTTAACCTAATTTAAATTTGATAGATTTGACCCCTAAGGCCATCTCATACTATATCCCCTATTCACAGTCTTCTCGTTTAAGGATCCCATTCTTTCTTTCAAAAGGCCTCAATCACTATTGAAGAAAAAGAGACTTACAAGTGGTATATCCTTAAATAACCTTTTTTTTAAAAAGAAAAATGAGTGAGATATTTAGTCGTATTAGTTTAATCGTCTTTTCTATTTGGTAGTTTTGACCCCTAAGGCAATCTAAAAATATAATGTTTAATATAATATTCATCAATTACGTAATACACAGTAAGTAATACAGGCAATTCAGGCAATACATTCACTTAATATTTTAAAAATAAACTTTTAAAGAAAAATGGATACTTTATATCATTCCCTTCCACAAAAGTTGGAGAGGGCTGTATACACTACCAATAGAACACAAATGATCCTAAGCCATCAAAGTGCGATAGGGCTGTCTGTACTTACAACAGAACAAATACATCCCACGGGACGACACCCGTGGCAAATATCACTTACAGGCTTTTTAAAAAAACTATTGAATACAGATCTTTGAATTAAGGTTTGCGTAGCAACCGGGGCGCAGTCCCGGACTTTTGTTTTTGTTAGTTTTATTTTTGTCTTTCTTGGAGAATATAATCTTTGTTATTGTATATCCAAATATTTTTATAACAGAATAAATATTATTGTCAACCATCAATAAACCCCACTGAAATACTGTATTTCTATTAAAAAGAATGTAACAATTCTGACGGAGAAAAATAAACTGTCATTAAAATGTAAATAAAAATCCCCACACTGAGTTGATGTGGGGAAAAGTAGAAAAGAAGAGAGAGTGTTATAGAGATGAAGCTGAGAGGATTGCTTCGAGTTAACTATATATCAACAGCAATCAAATATCCATCACATCATCCAAGAACTGATCAATCTTGGTCAAGGTAACACGGGACGAGTTTCTTTTGCCACTAATGAACCCTATCAAGGTGTGCTGGCTTATCTTTATTTCTTTAGAGATTTCCCTCAACGACAGGCAGCTATCATTCAAATATTTGTTGAATCTATTCTTTATTTCATCTTCTCTGTTTACCATAACAAATCTTTCTTAAAATTGTTTGACTTTATACAAATCTATGATAATGTATGTACTAGATATAGTCAATCTTCCATAAAACAAAGGAGTTAATAATGGAAAATTTCCCGGTATGCCCACAGTGTTTCTGCGAGAACAAAAGATTTGATATGAGCCCGTTCTGCTCAGATCGTTGTGAAATTTTAACTCATGATTGGGCACCCATCCCATCAATACATAAAATATACGATGATTATAAAAAGTCTAAAGAAAGCAAAGAAACTACATTTGCATCATATGATTCAGATGATATTGACACAGTTTTATGCAGATCATGTGATAAAGAGATTGATTATAATTTCTTAAACAAACAAGTTGAGTACTTTTGCTCTACAAACTGCGTTGATCACTTCGTACAATCAGTAGATTTCACTGATTCCCATATAGTTTATAATACTATGGTATTTAACATGGATAATAGAGATTGAAGAGGATGAGAAGAATAGTAGCAGCATTTGATTGGGTTGGCCTATTTATGCTGTTTTGGGTCTTATATGAACTGCTCACTGATTAAAAGAAGTGAAACGACTTACCAAAAAGGAGTAAAATGGATAAAAATAAACAAGAAATAACTATAGAAGCTGAAAAATCGAGTGATACAAAGAGAAATAAAACTGGCATAACTTATGAATCAAGCATAAAGCGGCTAGAAACCCAGCTTGAAACGTATTATACAGAACTAAATGAGAAGTTTGAGGTTCTAAAAAAGCATGGAAAGGCTTATGAACTCAAGTTTAATTACTGGTCTGAATGCGTTCAGGAGCTATTAATTAACAAAAAGAGCAAAGCAACTGAAGCTAAATCTAAATTGTACAATTCAAGTCTAATGAATTTCCCAGACTTGCTCGTATGTTTAGAAGTTATGATGGTCATTGGATCACTTTATGGCTTTGCTCAAATTACTTACATCTTGATTAGCAAATTACTTTCTTTAATCTTCTAAGGATATATTATGTCATCTGGAAAATTTACCACAATTCCTCTTAGCTCAATCACGATGTCTTGTGAAATAGACCAGTTGTTCACAGCTTTAAGCGTTTTACAAGGCGAAATGAATGCCATCAAAAAAGAAAATCATGGTCATCGTCATAAGTACGCGGATATTAATACTGTTCTTGATGCTATCTTGCCTCTATTATCTAAGAATGGTTTAGCCATATCCCAACATCCAGCAATGGATCCACATGGAATACAACTTCTGATGACCATGTTATGTCACAAGTCTGGTCAATGGATGTCTAGCAGCTCAAAAATCGTCCATGACACAGCAGATATACAGTCCCTTGGTGCTGGTATCACTTATCAAAGAAGGTACGCTCTGGTGTCAATTTTGGGTATAGAACAAGAAGATGATGATGGTAACTATAGCAAACAGAAAGCCGTCACAGCTCCTAAACCTGTTGATGGTAAAATAAAACAAGATCAACTAAACTTACTTACGGGTAAAATTAGAGACAATGATGACCAATATAATACGCTTCTTAAAAGTGTTCTTACTGCCACCAGATGTTCATCATTAAATGATCTCACTGAGAAACAATATTTATGGTTGATGAATAAATATTTTAACTTATGATCTTTATTAACTCCCTTTTTTAAAGACCTCCTCCTGTAAGTACTATCCTTATGGGGGGAGATTAAACTGGAATAACATGGAAAATAAATTACAAAGCTACCCGCTATTAGTTTTGACAGGATATGATGCAAATGGAAATCCAATATGGGAAAAAATAGAAGATTGCCATTGCTCTCGTGAACATAACAAAGAAAAACTGGACTAATAATCCCTTTTTTAACAACACTCCCCTTATAAGAAAGTACCGTATTATAAGGGGTTTTCTATTTGAAAATGTCTCTTCACTCACTATTATGCAATCCTATTGCAAATCAGTCCATGTCTGAAAACCGACCACAAAGGTTATGAAATTACCCTGATTTTTGACCAAAAGAAATACCACCAGGAGAAAGCTAACTACTGATGGTACTTTGATTTGAGTGCATCCATTTTGATGCTTGTGCTAATTTAACATTTAATATTCATTCAGCACAATGTTATGAGAAAGTAACCTTTCCGAAATTTGCGGAAAACTGAAATTGGTCTTCCGGCAAATTGCCGGAAGTTGAATTATATATTGAAAGTTCAGTTGGTGGAAAATATCCAGACACTGAAAATAGTTTAAATCAGGGAAAATCCAGTATGCACTACTTTGTTGCAGCCTCAAATACTAAGACTACACATTTTGGCAAGTGTTTAATTTTCAGTATCGCCCGTTTTGGGAGGTACTGAACTAATGGAAAATATCCACCGGTTAA